CGCACCTGAGAGATGCCGCACGGCCGGGGTCATCCCGTCCGACTGGCCGCGCTGTACGTTCCAGCGCGACGTGGTGCCGACCTCGCTCGTCGCCCGCAGGAGTTCCCCATCGATGTACAGGTACGTCCCAGCGGCGACGCCGGTGTCGCTCGTCAGCGCGACGCTGGTATCGGTCGCCGTCATCGCGGCCGACGTCGTGGTCTTGACCTGCGCGGTCTGCGATCGCACCGGCTGCGGCGATCCGGTCCACAGCACNGAGAGGAAGAGACCTCCCGCCACCAGCGGGAGGCCGAGGTAACGAAAGATGCGCGTCATAGTTGGTAATCTCCTAAACAGCGATTGCCACAACGGCTCTCGGCAGATATGCTAGTTGTTGATGGATCACGAAGAATGGCGCGACGTAGTTGGCTACGAAGGCCTGTACTCGGTGAGTTCCCTGGGCCGAGTGAGAAGCAACCCGAAGATGCTCTTGGGCCGAGGCGGCGGTCTGAGGCTCTTCCCTGGATGCGTTCTCAAGGGTGAAATCACGAACGCAGGGTATGACTCCGTTCGACTGTCGAAGAACGGCATTCAGTCGTTCCACACGACCCATCGAGTCGTAGCGGCAGCCTTCCTGGGCCCGTGTCCTGCCGGCCACGAAGTCAATCACCTGAATGGTGCCAAACTCGACAATCGTCCTCAGAACATCGAATACGCGACTGGTAGAGCGAACACCATGCACGCGTACGCGACTGGCCTGAAGGGATTGGGAGAGGACCACCATCGATCCAAGTTGACGGCGGAACAAGTTCGCCGCATCCGAGCGACGAACATCACTCCGAAGGGCAGCGCCAAAGTGCTCGCCGCCGAACTTGGTGTCTCGATCGTGACGGTCCGCAAGGTGCATCGCGGATGCACATGGACACACCTTGCGGATAAGCCGACTGATCACGAAGCGATCCTGCAGCAGAGCTCGGGCCGAATTGTGGCCCATCCGTGAGCTGTGTCCAGCCTGGCTGGTGACACGTCATTAATTATGTCGTGATCTTTCAAGAAACGAATAGAGATGCCCAGCTTGGCATTCGAGATCCGCTCCGACACCCAGAGTCCTTTCGGCAGAATCAAGTCCGCCATCACGAGTGCAAAGGCGTCCTTGTGGTAGATCAAGCCCTGCGGCGTCGAGAGCCCCGCATAACTCGAGGCGTGCCCGAACGCGGTGACCGCGGCGTTGTTCGCGGGTGAGGCGTTACACGTCGCGAAGGGTCCCGAGATGATGATCGACGGGCTGATCGGAATCGTCACCGCGCCGGTGGTGACAATCGAATCGGTGTTCGCCCTGACGGTGAAGTCCTTCAGGCGCCCCGTCGACTGATGCGAGAGCGGGTTGATCGAGAACACCCCCGCGAAGCGCACATTGTCGCCTTCGAGGAAGTAATTTGTGATCGCGGTCGCGCCAGCCCCGTCGCAGATGATCGAGGCGCCGGTTTGGCTGGCCCCGTTGACCAGGGGGGTTCCGCCGAGTGCGCCGACCACATGGGTCGCGACGTTCTGGTCCATGAACCACTTGTTCACGCCCAGCGCCATCGCCCCGAACTGCGCGGTCTTGAAATTCGCGGAAATCAGCGGCGCCGGGTTGAACACCGCCACGTTCGCGTTGACCAGATACGCGTGCATGTCGGGCGACAGCATCGCGATCCGGTCGGTCGGACAAGCCGCCTCGTGGAGCTTCGTGCCCGCATCGAGGTAGACCTGGTTCGCCGCCTGGGGCAAGGTGCCGGTCGACCCAGGCACCACGGCGGGGGTGCCGACGGTCTGCGCGACCTGCTTGTAGCAGCGCTGGAGGCCGGTGGCATCGATGTTGTTCACCAACGCATCCACGGCCGGGTTGCCGTACCGCTCCATGTAGTCGTCCACCTCGAGGGTGGCAGACCAGGAGTCGTACTCAAACCCGATGTTGGACTGGTCGGTGATCGTGATATCGACCGTCTGATCGGTCAGCGGCGTCGGGTTCATGACGGCGCCGATCGTGACTTCGTAGCGCATCGGCAGCCGGGCTTTGACGGTGTTGCCCATCTTCACGCCCTTCTGCCGATACTCGTCGTCGTAGTCGCGATGCACGTTGCCCGCAAAGACGGCGTTGTTCACCAGGCGCCGCGCGACTTTGCGCATGATCCAGTCGGGCGTCGCAAAGGTGTTCGACAACAACACCAGCCCGGTCAGGCTGGGATCGAAACCGAGAGCAGACAACAGCCACGGCAGGGCGAGGGCCACCAGGCCCGTGAGGAGGAGGAGTGTGACGCGGGCCCCGTGGGGCCGCGACGCCCACTCAGACGCGTGTGGGTGCATGGCTCAGACCTTCTCGGATCTGAGCCCGAGACTTACCGGGTCGCGGAGAGCCCGAGGAGTTGGAGTTTCGCGGCCTTCTCTTTGGCGTCTTCAGCCGCCATGAACTCTTCAAAGGATCCCGGGGAGGCTCCCGATCCCGAATCTGTCCGGGCTCGTGGCGCCCCTACCGGTGGCTTAGCGGAGGGAACGGCCGCCGTGATCGGATGAGGCGCGGCGGCGGTTGGGCCACCCGGGGCAGCCGCCAGTCGCGCACTGAGAGCCCCGACCATCTGGAACATCTGGCCAGGGTGCATCCCCTTCAAGCGCTGGAACTCTCGCTGCCCTTCAAGGGTGGCAAAGTGTTCCATCAGCTGGTGGGGGGACGAAGCGATGATAATCGCGTCTCGAAGCGGCTGCGTCGGCTGCAGATCGGCCAGCGCCTGCGCCTCGGTCGGATGTGTGGCGAGCCAGTACAAGAACTCCGGCCCGTCTGGGGTGTTCTGTCCGATGTCACTGAGAAAGGGGGTCTTGAGATCACTGGACGGATCGACCCACGAAGAGCGCAGATCCGCCAGCACGCCCGCTTTCTCATCCCAATCGGCATGCGCCTCACGCGCGGCCTCAAGTCGGCCGACGAGCTCGTCTTGAGCGACCCGGGCGGCGGACATCTCGCGTTCCCGCTGGAGACGCGCATCAAGACCGGTCGTGATGTCGGTTTTCAGCGCCGTCTCGCGCGCCTCGAGCCACTGCTGGTCAGCCGTTTCCCACGTGGCGACGGCCGCGTTGTAGAGTTCGTCGGTCTCGAAGTCTTGATACTTAGGATGCTTCGGACGAGCGACTGACGCAACGGCCGTGGCAGGAGCCGCCGGACCCTTCCCTGGCAGCTTCGATTCGACCTCGACTAACTCGCCCCGCAGCTTCGCGAGTCGCGCCGCAGATTCCTGGAACTGGCGGTCAGTCTCGTGCTTCCGATACGTGAGGGCGTCAATCTCTTTCGTGAGAGACGCTTTGCGCTCGTTGAGGGTCTTGCCCTTGTTCTTGGCGGGCGTGCTCGCAGAGGCGGCAGGAGGTGCGACCGCAGCGCTCGCCGCTGGTGCCTCGTCACCGAGATCCTCGTCGTCACTNACCGCNGNNGCGGCNGCGGCTGCGGCCGCCTGTGCCTTGGCGGTCGTGTCCTCTGGCGCAAGCTCAACGGGGACAGAGTTGGACTCGACCGTCCACCCGCCATCGGTGGCGTCGGTGGCGTCAGGCGTCTCGGTTGAGGTGATCGGATCGTCAGGCATTCGTCACTGCGGCCTCCAGAGCGAGGCTCGTGGTGGACACGGGTCTTTCGAACAGTCTCGCTGAGGCGTGTCCGCGGCACAAGGTTTGTATACCCCGTTCGCCCGTAGAAACCCACGAATGAGCCGCCGTAGGGCCTCACTGACCGTCAGACGACGCTGTTTCACGAGGCGATCCAATGCGTCGTAGTCCTCGTTGGTGATCCGGGCGGAGATGACCGCGTCGGTGCGCTTAGGCACAGGAGAGGAGCCACGCGAGGATGAACCCCATCGCCGCTAAGCACGCGGTGAGCGTGACATCGATGCTCTGGTGGTTCATGGCTGGTTATCCGGTGGCTGATTCGCGCGCTCCCTCGCCGCTTGGCGCTCAGCGGACACATCCTTGCGCGCATCGGCCGACACCGCAGACAGGTCTGCCCGCTCCGCCGCAGCGGCTGCCGCAGCATCGTGTAGTTCCACGGAGTGTCGCTCGGTCTCTTTCGCCGCCTTCTCTTTGAGTAGCTGCAACAGAATTTCGTGCCGGTGCTCGGCCTCCTGACGCATCGTCTCGATGGCCGCCTGGAATCGGTTGCTCTCGCCGGCCGCTTGCTGATCGAGACCCTTCTCCATGATCCGGCCCTGCTGCTTGATCTGCTCGAGCGTCTCGGCGGCAGCGGCCTTGATCGCAGTGAGTTCCTGCGCCCCGAGTTGTTTGATCTGGTCCGTCTCGAGGAGTTTCTGTGCTTCCTGGAGGGCTTGCATCGAGGCCGCGTGCTCCTGCTTCAGCTTCATGTACTCCGCCACGAATTGCGGCGGGACCTTGCCCTTGAACTCTTTGCCGGGCGTCGGAAACGCGAGCTCAATCGCATCCGCCACCTCGTTCGCGCCGGCAAACCCCATCGCCCGCACCCACTTCGCGGCGTAGGCGGGGACGAGGTTCGGCGCGGCCTGTGCCAGCTGCGTCATGCCGGCCAAGGCTTCCTCTTGTTTGGACTGATGCGACCGATCGATGACGGCGATGACCTTGTATTCGCCAGCGGCAAAGTCGACGTACTCGACCTCCTGGTCCTGGAACTGCTCCGGCATGTTCGCTTTCGTCGCCCACTTCAGCCCGCGGCACTCAGGACACGTGGACGGCCCGGCAGACGGATCCAGGCCACGATCCACGCCGGTGCCTTGGCAGGCTGGACAGGGCACGGGGATCGGCTGGCCCTCGGGATCGCGGATGAACGGCACCTTGAGCATGATGGCGGTCTCATCGTCATGCTCTTCCCCAGCGACGCGGAGGATCCGCCCTTCCTTGTCGTAGTACTTCGGGATGGCATCGATGAGCACCTTGCCTTCGTAGGGCATCGATACCGTGGCAAGATTGTCGAGATAGTTCGAGGTGCCCGCGGCCCCTTGACGCTGGAGGGCTTCAATCGCTTTGCCGCTGCGGTCGTAGGGATTGATCGCCCGCGCCGACGCTGGCACCCCGCCCGTGATGGCGTTGAACATGTCCTGCATCATCCGGAGCAGGAACATCAGTCCTTGGATGGGCAACTCGAGGTTCTGGCGCTGCGGAAATGGGGCGGGCTTCCCATCCACGTCCATTGAGTTGACGTAGAGCCGCGTGTAGTTCTTGACGGGCGCGTCATCCCACATCTCTTCGAAGCCGGCATCTTGACCGGCGTACATGATGTACGGGATCCGCGGCATCGTCGCGGCGATCTCGGTGGCCGAGGAGATCAGGACGTTGATGGCGCGCGAGACGTCCATCGCATTCGCGACCGCGCCCTTCCAGCGGCGCTTGCCCTTGACCACGTATTCCTTGCCGCTCGTGGCGATCACGGGAATATAGCGACCCAGCCACTCGTGTTCTTCGAGCACTTGGGAGCCGTCCACGATGTATTCCATGACACGCCGTGTGTCGACGGGACGGGTCTTCGTGCCAGGTTCGCCCCGCTTCACAGCTTCTTGGACCTCGGGCGGCATCTCCGCGAGCAGCTTCACGCCAATCTGGGGGTGATAGGCGAGGATCGCCTCCGTGTGAATGACTTTATGGAACCGCGCGACGAAGACGCGTCGTTGGCTCGGGTCCTTCGCGTCTGCGGCGAACCACTGGTGGTCGTCTGTCTCAAAGGCGCCAGGCGACGGCAGGATCGGTTTCTTCGGCCAGCGGCGTGTCCGTTCCTCCTCCGACATCCAATCGCCCGTCAGACAGCGATCCGCATCGGCCCGATCCGCGCGCTGCGCGTAGGGATCCCAATACACGGTCTCCTGATCGAGAATGCGCTCGATGATCAGGTCGATGTCGAAGTCGCCATCGTTCGCGTATTCCGCGCGAATCTGATAGGCGCCGCGCCCCACCTTCGCCGTGCGCTCCAGCGCCCAGAGCCGCACCTCAAGTGCCCCGCTGTCGATTTGGATGGACCGGATGAGCCCCTTGAAGTAGTCAGCCGTCTTCGTATTCGCAAGGCCAGCGCGGGGCCGGACGGTCAGCGCGAGACGGGCTTGGCGCGCCTCCGTGAGCACCTGCTGGATGTGTTGATCGAGGAGGTTGATCGAGAGAGCGGGTCGGGCCGGCACCTTGCGATCCGTGGACTCATCGACATGCTCGGCGCGGGAGGCTCGTGCGTCGGGCCCCCACATATCGATGCCCTCGAACTCCAGCTCCTCCGCTTCCGCCCGGCGTTGGAGGGACTCGTAAGACTTCACGAAGGCGAGGAAGTCGACGGCTTCATCAACGATCGACTGCTGCTCGGCTTGCGCGGGCGTCAGTTGCTCCGGCTGTTGCTGGCCGGCATGCTCTTCGACGTTGCCCTTCAGATCGGGATCAGCCATGCTTCTGGCACCAAGAGGCGAATGGCTCTTTCCGCGGAGTCAGCGGTGTCGCACGCGCGAACGCGTTCCTGCGATCGGCGACACCTGTTACAAAGTGCGCCCCTACCTCTGGATCTAGCGGCGGACGGACAGCCGTATCTGCGTGAGTGTTGTGTCCAAGTGAATGGCGCACCCACAATGGGCCGCGCGTGACCTTCGCGCCGAGGAGTTCTGCGCTCCGGATCCAGGCGTTCATGCGCTCCGTCAGTTGCGCTTCTGATTCGCCGGGGCGCTGAGACAATTGGGCCTCTTGCACGGTGCCGTCCGAGCAGCGGGCGTGGAGGCTCAGGCCGAGGGCCTCGGCAATGGTCTTAGCTTCGATGATCGTCTGGTCGGGAATGAAAAACGTCTTCTGTCCAGGCACCCAGAGGAGTTTGTCAAGGTCGAGCTCCGCGCCAGCCACGAGGCCCGCGATGGAGGCGCCGAGCGTGCCGAGGAAGCTACGTCTCGTCAGCGCCACGCTCGATCTCCTTTCCGATACCGCGCATTTCCTTGACCGTGTCCCCGAGTGCGCGGCCGAGCTTCGGTAATTGGCGCGGGCCGAAAATCAGAAGCGCGATCGCTGCTACCACGAGGAGTTCCATGGCGCCGAGTCCCATCATCGATGTCCTCCTTGCTTCCGCGTGTGCTTCGGTAACCCCTTCGTTGGCGTGCGCGCCAGGTGGGTCAGATCACCCAGGTTCATGAGCGCCAGACTCCGGTTCTTCGCGTGGAGCTGCTCAGGATGGTGGAGCGCGATCCGAGCGGTGACAGCTTGAGCGTGAGATACGGCGGGCATGCGCTAGACTCCCGGGCCATAGCCGGATTCCTCTGGTTCGTCCATCCCGCCAGGACGCAGAATCGTGCCCCATCGTGCGTCCTTTTGGAGACCACAGCGTCGACAGGTCCGCGTGTCGGCCCGGATGTCGACGACCCAGAAGTGATCGAGTCGTATACACGCCGGCACGTCTGGCGGGCCGTGGCGCGTGCGGTCGAGACGTGACTCAGGCAATCAGTTCACCGTTGGCTTTTCCCAACGACACCCAGAAAGTCATCTACCAGGTTCATGAGCCCCGTAGCTGAAAGCTCGAGCGTGCACGGACCCAACACCTGTAGGTCTCCACGCGTGCCTATCACCTCGCCAAAGCGCCGAATCTTGCCGTCTGAGTGGAGATGGGCATACGAGCACGCGCCATCCTGGAACTCGTCAGCTGTTGCGATAGCGCCATCTCGCTCATCTCCGACAAGCACGTACTCCCGTCCGTGAAACAGAATCTTCAACATCTGCCATCCCTCGCTAGGCCCCCGGAGTGTCCTTCCGACTGGTAATCAGAATCATCTAACCTCCTCCAAACTGTCGCTACTCAGTTCACCGTGAGCGGCGACGTCCGCGCGCCCAAATCCTTGCCTCGTCGCACACGGGCTGAGCCCTCATAAAACCGCCGCAGGGCCGAGTCGCTCGAGCCGATCTCGAGTTCCCAGGCGGATTCGATTTCAGCCTCAGTGGGGGGGCTGATCGGACAAATGGCGTCAAGGAACCGCTGAGCCGTGAGCCCGTCGTACTGGGGCGACCCCTGCTGCAAATACCGCCCGTCCCACGTCTTCACGAA